AGAGAAGCAGGAGTTATTACAACTCTACTTGATGTAGAGTGGAATACTGGCAAATCAGGAGCTGTAACACCAGTTGCAATTCTAGAGCCAGTAGTCATAGACGATGCTAGAATATCAAGAGCAAGTTTACATAACGCAGGCTTTGTACAAAGTCTTGATTTACAAATTGGTTGTAAAGTAGAGGTAATACGAAGTGGTAAAATTATACCGAAGATAGTAAGGAGAGTAGACTAATGGAATTATTTAGTTTATTTTTAAGTTTTATCATAGGTATTAGTTTTTTAATAGTTA